GTGTAGAACTTGACAATCTAGTTTGTGTTGATTATATCAGACAACACGAAGTATATAAGTCTGGATACGCATTTAAAAATAAGTGTTGGTTTCTAGACTGGCATATACAAGATAACCTTGATTTACTAGAGAGCTCTACAAACAGTTCAGAACTCATAGACTTAATCAAACAAGGTGTACCAGAAGAATATATCTTTGAGAACGAAAGAAAAGAAAGTAACAAAGTTGTCATTCGTGGTAAGTTACCTAAACTACAATTCACAGACCCAGAGTTAGACCAATATAAGAATAGTCCAAAGACTATGAGAGATGTGGGTGTCTATATTACTTGGGTACAAGATGATATGGTAAATGATATACCAAGTTTCAAAGGTCGTAATGCTGGTGGTACTGCAATGTGGTTAGCTTGTGAACAAGGTGCAGAGAATGTTTATATGATGGGATTTGATTTATCTGTACTGGACAAACCATTAAGTCATTTGTATCCAGAAACAACACACCTACCTAACACTGCAGCTGCAAGTGGGTTCGACAGTGTCAACTGGCAAACACAAAACAAAAAAGTGTTTAGAAAGTTTCCAAAGGTAAACTTTTATTGGGTAACAAAGTCTATAGAAGAACAGTTACTTGTAGACAAATTTGATATGTGTAAGAATGTAACCTTTTTAACTTATAAGGATATTGATGTATGGAAGTAATTATTTTTGGTAATGGTGAATCGAGAAATCAATTCGAAGCACTACAGTTCATGGGTGACTTTACCACTTGGGGTTGTAACGCAATCTATAGAGATATAAAAGTAGATAATCTTGTATCAGTAGATTATGCAATGCAACAAGAAATAGAATGCTCTGGATATGCAAGAGATAATGTATGTCACTTTACAGATTGGAGTGTTTTACCAAACGTAGATGATATGTTGTTAGACACCATGAAGTTAGACTTTGAACCACATATGATACACGAAACATTAAGAACAGATAGAACAGATTGTGTCATACAAGGTAAAGACCCAAAGACAGCTGAAAGTAATATTAAAGAAGCACTTGACAAGAACCCAGATTTAGATTACAATGACTTAAAGTTAAAAGCAGAAAAAGATGTAGGTTTATACATCACTTGGGTTACGAAGAACAAGATAAGGAATGTAGAGTTCCCTCGTGAATGGTGTGCTGGTGCAACTGCAATGCACCTTGCGTGTCAAGAGGGTGCAACAAAGGTATATATGTTAGGATTTGATTTATCTAGTTATGACAGTCCACTAAATAACATATACAAGGGAAGTAATAATTATCTTCCTGAATATGCGAAAGGGTTTAATCCAATAAACTGGAATTTGCAACTAGGAGCTGTCTTCGGAGAGTTCAAAGATGTAGAATTTATTTGGGTAAGTCCTGTCCACACCGTTTTAGATAAGGTAAGGACAAAATTTAATAATGTAGATTTTTTAACATATGAAGAAATATACAAAAACATACGATAACATAAGGAGAAATATATGTCGTTAGATAAGTTAAAGTCGACTAATAATCTTGACAAACTAATCAATGCAGTCAAGAAAGACGAAAAAGACCCAACCGAAAAAAAGTCCTATGTAGATGAAAGACTATGGAAACCTGAACTAGATGTATCTGGTAATGGTTACGCAGTCCTTAGATTTCTACCAGCAATCGAAGGTGAAGACTTGCCTTGGACTAAATTATGGAGTCACGCATTTCAAGGGCCTACTGGTCAATGGTTTATTGAGAACTCATTAACAACCTTGAACCAAAAAGACCCTGTGTCAGAGTACAACAGTTCTTTGTGGAACTCTGGTGTGGAAAGTGACAAGGAGATTGCAAGGAAACAAAAGAGAAAGTTACAGTATTACTCAAACATCTATGTTGTAAGTGACTCTAAGAACCCACACAACGAGGGTAAAGTTTTCTTGTTTAGATATGGTAAGAAGATATTTGACAAACTTATGGCTGCAATGCAACCTGAGTTCGAAGATGAATCACCTATCAATCCTTTTGATTTTTGGAAGGGTGCGAACTTTAAGTTGAAGATTAGAAAGGTTGACGGTTATTGGAACTATGATAAGTCAGAGTTTGAAAAACCATCTGCAATTCTAGATGACGATAGTACGATTGAAAGAATTTGGAAAGAACAGTATTCTCTTGCAGATTTTACTGCACCAAGTAATTTCAAATCGTATGAAGAACTTAAGACTAGGTTAGACGCAGTCCTATCTGGTAAACAAGTGGTAAGTAATCAAACAGTTGTTGATGATACCGTTGTTGCACCAAAGGTAGATACGAAACCTGTTGAGAGTAAACAAGGTGAAGAAGCAGACACAATGGACTACTTCAATAAACTTGCAAACGCTTAAACAGAATTTGTAATAGAGTTCATAAGTGAATCGTTAGAAGTAATCATTGAGGGTGAGGAAATCATGTTTGATGTATTACTTCTAACACTATTATCAGTTGTAATAATTGTAGGTGCGTTGTTACCACCACCAGATAAACCCTTTTCAAGAGCCATAGATAACATTTGGTCAGTCCTTGACTGATTCATAACCATTGCATCACTACCAGAATAAACTAACTCACCACCTCTACCACCAGGCCCTTCACCGATAAGTGCAAGAGAACCTTGTCTTAAACCACCACCATGATATTTTTCTTTTACATCTAATCTATCTATTTGCTCTTGTGTCAAACCGAGTGACATTATTTTTTTTTCGGATTCTGGAAAACGCATTATCATTTCTTCTTTTTGTTTTTTAATTATTGCTTTATCCTCTTCAATCTTATCTTTCATTAACTGTAGCACTTGTTGACTGCCTGATGATAATTCCTCCTCTTTTTTTCCACCTTTAGTATAGAATTTTACTTTTTTAGCAAGCCCTTCCTCAGTTTTTGTTAACTCCTCTTGCATTTTAAATAAATCTTTTTCCATATCTGCAAGATTTTTAGGTGCGAATATTCCTAAAACACTTTTTAACAATATTCCAAGATATCTTTTTATCTCTGAGAACATATTATCAAAAAAGAATAATAAACTATCTTTTGCATCACTTTTATTATATTCTTCCATAACTTGTTTCTCTGCATCTTTTCCAAATAATAAACCTGTAATTTTACCACTTAAAAACTGCAATCCTTTATAAAGACCACCAACTGCACCAGCAATAAAAACCATAGGGTCTGGGATAATACTATTATCTCTTCTTAAATCAGCAAGAGTTTTATCCTCTTCTTTTTTTGCAGTTCTTTTTATACCTTCTTCAAACGAAAACATAACACCATCATAAATTGCACTTAATAGTGCAAATGCACCAACAACTCTACCTAAACCTGCTAATCTTGTACCGAAACTTCTTTTTACTTTTGACCCTTTTTTAGGTTTTCCTGATGTACCAAAGTAAGCCATTGATGTAAGTCTTGATACAAACTTTGCAACTGGGGGAACTGCAGCTGCACCTATTGCTAATGCATATGCAGCTATAGTTCTAGAATAATAAAGTGCAATTGCACCACCAATCGTACCCTTGTTTTCTTTTAATACGAAACCTATTCCCTTCTCTGGGTCGTCTGCTGCAGTTATAGTATCGTCCATTAATTTTTTTAGTCTTGGCCCAACAATACCTCCAACTTTTTTTCCAACAATTTTAAGAAATGGTAAAACAGTTTTGTCCAATACTTCTGCAGCTTTTAATAAATCGTCTTCTTTTAACAGTAACAACGCACCAGCAAGACCTCCAAATGCTAAAAGTTTTTTCATAAGACCACCACCAAAAGGTGAACCACCAGCACCTAACAATTTCTTAAAATCACCTTTTAATCCTTTAAATCCTTTTGAAAATTCATTACCTAGACCACCAAATAACTGTTTAGTAAAATTTCTTTGTTTATCCTCATCTTCCTCTTCTTCAGATGCTGGTTTTGTACCACCTTGAATAGTTTTTTGTAACGAATTAAAACTTTCTACAGTATCATCATGTAAGTCTGCTACTGCTTCAACAACTTCTTCAACTTTTTCGTCAACCTCTGTAACACCCTCTTTTTTTTGGTATTTTTCACTTCGTCCTGCTAGTCTACTTGCATTAAGTATTTCACCAAGATTTTGTTTGATAGATGAGCCAAGGTCTGGGTCTTTCATAGACTGAATCAATAACTGATTAGTTTTTTTCTGTTCATCTAAAAGTTCTTTAAAATTTTGGTCAGCCATTACTTCTTCTTCTTATCTACATATGCATTCGCACCAAAGAATGCAGCTACTAATGCTGATATCGCAACAAAGTATGTGGGTGCAATATCTGCTAGTAATTGTCCTGTTGTGTCATAACCTATGATGTCTGCAATCACGATACCGATTGGATATAGTAACATACCAATCAGTGCAAACCATGCCATTCTTCTCATTGCATCTCTTCTTGCATCTGCGTCCTCTAGTTCTTTTCTTTTAAATTCCAAGTCCATCTCTAATTCTTGTGTCGAGATGTGTCCATCACCATTTAAATCTTTACTCGCAACCTCATTATCAACCGTTTTAGTTATCTTTTCTACCATAACTACCCCCTCTGTTGTTCTTTTTTAACTCTCTCTTTTTCTTCTTCTAAAAATTTTACTAGAAGACCAATATATATTTCTCTCTCCCAAGGCAACATACTTTCAATTGCTTCTAAACTATACTTATGGTGTTGCATCATTGCAAAGTTTGTTTTGTAATAATTTTCTAAACTATCGTGAGATAGTGCTATCCTAAAAAACTTGGGAGGCCCTCCACAACGACCTCACTTTTTACCTTTGTTTTAGGATTAGTCACCTTCACAACATGACGAAGTTTAGGCATAGTTTCAAAAAACTCCATAACTTTTTGTATTTGTCCTGTTGTCATTTGTTCAATAAAAGTATTTATCTCTTCATTTGTCACATCAACTGTATTATATACTTTATCACCATCATGTATTTCATAAATGCAATTAGAAAGAATTTTAAATGATTTATCAATATTTGAAATACCAGAAATACTTTTCATATCCTTCAATAAAGGATATCTTAAAACTAACTTTAATTTATCAGACAACATAACTTCATTCGTATGTCCAGTGGTCATTTGCACATCAACTTCGTCTAATTTTATTTTCACTGGGACTTTAGTTTTTTTATCATCTGGACAAGTGACACTCACTTCAATAGTTTCTCCCACTGATTTAGAACGAATTTGTAGAAATATGTACTCTATGTCAAACATAGGTGCGACACTTGGATTAACTGAACCAAAAGTGCAAGATGCAACTAAACTACTCACTGCATCAGATATCGCACCTTCATCATCAGAATTTTGTGACATATACAATATTTTTTGCTCCTTTACAAGAAAAGGTCTATATTTAATCTTTTCATTTGTGGAGGGTAACGACAACTCATAAGTTGGTGTTTCTAATTTTGGTAAAGCCATGATATTTTATCCTTTAAAATAATTTATTTAATACACTAGGTATTTTATTTCTTATCTCTCTCTCAACTCCATTTACAACCACCTCACCAATTCTATCTAATAAAGGTTTAGGTAAGTCTGCCTCATCTGTTAAATTTTTCCAATATCTATATGCAAAGGTTACACTTATTTTTTGTATCTCTGTTGATGGTGCATATGATAATGATTGTGCAGCTATAGTTTTAGGAAAACATTCTATGAGTTGCACTCCATATCTTTTTCTATTTTTTTCATCAAGTTGGTGTATATTTAAAGAACCAGTGTATGTATCGTAATATTCAAAGTTCCATGCTCTGTTATCATATGCGAGTCTTTGCCAAGTTTCAAAGAATGTCTTTTCTTTTAAGTCTGTTGAACATTGAAATACACCTGTGATATCTGCATATGAATAACCATTTACAATATTTCTTTCTGGGCCATATATATTTACATCTGCAACGGTGTCTAGATTACGGCCAGGAAACTCTATAGACTCACAACGCAAACTTGTCTGTCTAGTTGTACCTTCACTCGTATTTTGTGGCATTAGTATAGACATTAAGTTTGTATTTAAACCAGAGGATTTACCTCTACCACCACTTGGTGGGTTTAATGTTATTTCATATCTAGATGGTTTTGCATATCCATCTTCACTACGAAAACCACTAAGTACCTCATTAATAACACCATACGCAGTTCCTTCTAAAAATTTACCTATATTGTATTTTGGCATTAAATCATCTTCCTTGAATCTTTATACACTTCTGATTGACTACCTTTCTTAAATCTTTGAACTGGCAGTAAAGTTGCAACTGTAAATTCATCTGCATCTACCCTACGAAATCTTGATTTAACTTTACCAGCTAGATATCTCTTAAGTGTTGGTTTGATAAGTCGTACTCTTTTTAACGCAGTATAATTTACATTTAATACTGTTGACTCATCAAACTTTGTGTTGTTACTAAAATCCACAACTCTATCTAATAATTTCATTCTCAATGGTATTGGTAGATAATGAAAGTTTAATCCTAAAAATCCATCATTGTAATTTTCTAACGGTAATACCAATGGAAACGTATCATAATATGGTAACTTCTTTTTTAATTTTGGGTCATAGATAAACATATTTAATCTACCAAAGAATGGATTGGTTGCTTGTTTACCATCTCTAATTAGGTCTAGTGATTTAGGTGTACCAAACTCTGCGATTTTACTTCTATACCAATCAGTTGACTTTGGTCTACCTTTTGCAGCCTTAACTACACTTTGTATATACTTACTTGGAACTGCCATCTAACTTCTCTCTATTTAATAAATGTTCTTCTTCTATAGATTCCTTAG